GCAAACTGCCATAGAAGACTTACGGGTACCGGATAGGCCTTCAAGCAGAGCTTCTTTGGTCTCTGACCATCTTTCATTTAATAGTTGTGACATTTACGTCTCCTTGAATTATTATTTTGTTAAACCCGCTAACTTGCGGATATCAACAATATTATCTAAGCCTACCGCTGGCTTGCTTTCACGATTACCAGTTACTTCAGTGCCTTCGGCTAACATCTTTTTAGGTGCTTGCTTTTGGGCGCCTTCCATTACTGCGGGTAGGTATTTCTCAAATGCGGCGTGCAATTTTACAGTCTGAACTGACTCTAAAAGGTCTTGCATAACCACTCTCTTTTCACCAGCTAGTGGTGATAGCAATTCTGCCATAACGGTTTTACGCTCTATTAGATCTTTTGTAACGCGAATTTCACGTTGCGCAGATTCTACTAGATTTGCTTTTTCCGATACCACTTGTTTTGCTTCTGCTAGTTCTTGATCTTTCTTAGCGATGATCTTTAACAATTTACTTGTCTCGGACTTTTCATTTAGGAAGGAACCAGAATACTCTTGTGCAAACGCTTCATACAATCTACGACCAAAGTCATTGTTACGGGCACTGTCAATATCTTCTTTCAATTGCTTAATTTCAGATGTTAACTTTTTAGTGACTGTACTTTCAACTACTCTTGCGCTTTGTGTAATAAAGGCTTGACGGATTTGATCAAACTTGCTCTTTGCTTCACGTACCAACTTAACTTTCGTTTCAGCTAGATCACGCTTGTCTACAGCGAATTCACCAATTTCTTTTGCTAGAGCATGTACAACAAACTGCTCTAACTTACCAAAGTTCTCAGAAACTTTCTTACGGTCTCCTTGGAACTCGACTAACTCTCTGCCTAATTGATTAATAACAAAACCTTCTAGTTTTTTAGCATCTTCAGCAATACGTTGTTGGTACGCTACTTTTGCTTCTGCTAGAGACTTCTTGTCATTATACAATTCGGCCATTTCTGCGGCCAATCGCTCGCTTAACATCTTGTCGATCGCTTCTACCATCACAGTTTTATCATGATTGTATTTTTGTGCGAATTCTTCACGAAGTTCAGCGGTAACATGGTCGCGATTCTCTTGAATCTTTTGAGTGAAGGCAGCTTCAATAGAAGTTTTAACTTCTTCTGACATTACTCCAGACTCTACTAATTGTTTGAATGCGTCCAACATCTTTTTCTCCTCGGGCTTTATTTTAGACCTTTAATAATTTGCATGAGAGACTCTTGCAAATATTTCTGGGCCTTTGGATCTTCTTTTACTTCTTTTGCTACCTGTAGTGCTCTATACCCGCCACGATTGTTCATCAAATGCTCATAAACAGGTGTAGGATAAGCGCCAGGTGCGCTAGGTTGTGCAACTATATCGACAGTGATAATTTCGAAGTCAGAAACTTTGCCAGACATATCGTCAACGTTGCCGCTGCCTCTACTACTGACTCCAAGTTTTACACCAGCTTCGAGCATAGTGCGAATCAAGTTACCCATTGGTGTAGGCAAGATTTTAAACTTGCCATAACCGTTAGGACCTTCCATCCACATTTGAGTGATCATATGGGATACACGGTCCAAATTTACTTTTAAATCATCTGGGTGATCAACTTCACCTAATACAGAATAACCATTTTGAATCTGATCATTTAGTGTCTTCACAGCACGTTCAATTTCATCTACAGGATAGACTCGTTGATTCGCATTGCGAATACCACCTTGAATGGCAATGCCCTTCAAGTGAAGATTTTTGCCATCTTTATCGTCCGACTCCATTACGATGCCGGACTGATCGAAACTTAGGTGTTCTCTTAGATAAGTGGGTTTCATCCAGATTCTCTAATTATAGTTTCTTAAGGAAAGTAGGGATTTTGCCAACGCTAGTTTGTCCAGCCTTGTCACCTGTACCGGATCCAACTGGTCCAGGACCTGCGCCCTTCTTCTCTGCCCCGTGTCCACCTTTAACACCTGCTAGTGTCTTAACGCCAGACTTCATACCGTCCACGTTGTGGATACCTTTAGCAAACTTTTCGCCAGAAACTGGATTAATACCTTTGCTGCCTTTAGCTGGGCTTGTACCAGTGTTACTAGAACCTTCTGTACCACCTTGAACTAATTCTTGGCATTTGCACCGCTTGTTGGCTTACCAGAACCGCTGCTGATTGGGCTCTTACCTTCAACTGGGGCACCTTCTTTATCACCGGAACCTGCACCTACGTACTGTCCTTGTGTTTTCATGCTGTTCTTATCCCAGTCGTTTCCAACTTTTTCTGTGTACTCACGTGTCATACGACGACCTTCGTGCATACCCATCATCATACCTTCATCTTCGTCATCTTCTTCACCGTCCATGCCCATGTCCATGTCGTGTTCTTCACCACCTTGGGCTTGCTCTAGTTCAGCAAATGCTGCTTCTAGTTCGGCGATAGCATTCTTGATGTCAAAGATTGCTTTGTCTTCACCAGCTTCTGGGCCTTCTTCGCCACCCATATCATCACCGATGTCAGCGCCAAAGTCGTCTGTAGCGTCACCGCCCATTTCGCCTTCTTCGTCGCCAGCTTCCATGCTGTAGCTGTCTTCCAGGTCCATAGATTCGTCTGTTTCTTCATCAGCAGATTCGTCCATTTCTTCGTCGTCTGCGGACTCGTCCATTTCTTCGTCGTCAGCAGCTTCATCCATTTCTTCATCGGCTGCTTCGTCCATTTCTTCTTCTGCTTCTTCAGCAATTAAATTCTCATAGATATCTCTTGACTTCTCAACAACGATCTCATGGAATAGCTCGTTAGCTTTATCCATTTCTTCATTGACGATTAAGTCTAATAGTTGTTCAAACTTTGTAGACATTGCGTTTATCTCCTATATTAGTTTCGCG